ACGACGATTCCTTTGGACATTACAATGCTCCTTGATTCAGTTGGACAGTTACTTGCGATTCATAGTGGCCTTCTACCTGAGCCCCTGAGTAGCCCATGGAAGTTGAAAGTGTGGTATTACCTACACGAGCACCCTGTAGCTCTGCCATGACCATCACAGCAAGGTTGAAGGATGCCTCTACACTGGCAGCTGCACAGTACAGGCTGAACTGGAAGTCCCAGTCGATAGCCTTACCATTGACAGACTCCGTCTCAGTGCCAGCAGTCAGCGGTCGGGCCACAACATAGGGAAGCTCCTGTCCGGTGGCAGGGTAGCCGATTACGGCGTCTGCTGAGTTGACAAGGTTGGTGATGTCGTTGAGGATGCTCATAGCCCTAAGTCCTCCGCACTGAAGATGTCCTTAGACTGATCCTTCAGCTTGCTGGCTGTGGTGATGTGGAACGGGCGTGCTTCCACACGACTGGTTCCCAGCGCAACGAACGACGCATAGAGCACCGTAGGGCCGATCAGGATAGTGCCCTTGCCTACAGACTCAGCCGAGGTGCTGTTCACCATCGTTCCAGTGTCCACAGCATGAACGTTCTGGATCTCTTGCTTCATAATACCGACACCAGTCTGTGCCAGCGTGCGAAGTTTGACATCCACAGTAGGATCCACCTTCTTAGCCGCTGCTTGCACAAGGGCAGCTAGCTGACCCATCGTAAGCTTCTTGTCAGCCATCAGAGGTTACTCTTACCTTCCTGATTGACGTTCTCAAAGTCACTGGCTACAGCCTTGCGAATCATTGCTAGACCATTCTTGCTGATCTTATCGATTAGCAGCACCTTGTTCACCAGATCAGCTTCTGAGCGGCTGTTCAGTACCTTGATAGCTTGTCCAGCTGCTAGGGCCGTGCCCTTAGCCACCTTGACGCTGTAGACACTGTCAGTACGACTCTCCACAGCGTTAGCTAGACTCGTTGTCTGCACCAGCCCTTGAATAGGCAGACCTACAGGGGTCAGTGCTCGTGTGACTGTAGCACCCACGGTCACTGGAGGTCCTACAGTAAGAATCTGAAGTGAGTCCAACAGCACAGCAGCAGTAAGCAGACGTGCAGCGTCATCCAAGGTCTGTGTCGACATTGTCATTGCCATCATTCCTTCCGCTCATGTCTGTGCGGTAAACATGTGGGGTATCAGGGATCTTTATGACTCCTAGAGGCCCTCTGAGTGTCGCCTGAGCGATCCGGGACATGCTTCGGTAGTAAACCGCTAGGCCAGACCAGCTCGGGGCGTCTACAGAGACGCTGGTTCCTTCAGAACTAGACTGCTTCACGAAAGGTTGTGCCTGTAAGAACCCGAGCAGGCTGATGGCTGCCCAGTAGACGTCAAAGGTGTCTACATATCCGGGCTGTCCGGGCCACACTTCAGCGGCGTCGGGAACTAGCGCCGTTGCTAGCGCGGTAGTCTTCATGTTGTCTGTGAGGAGGGCATATCCGGGCAGGTTGATGAGCAGTTCGCTGAGGTCTTCAATTGCGGTCATGACACCCTCCTTGGTGGGTATAAGTAGGGGGCAGACAGACCCGCTGCCTGCCCCCTATGATGTTTCTAGCTGCTAACCCTTGAGAGCGTTCACAAGAGCATTGTGGTCGGCCTTGAGTTCGTTGAGCAGCGTCACCACCGCGTCAAACTCGGCCTTAGTTGGAGCCGCTACCGATTCCTCGGCATCAGGCGATTCCGTGAGCTTCTCGGGAATATTGAGTTCCTCGTGAAGACCAAGGTTGCGACCTGCTAGGCGACCCATTAGACGTCACTGACGGGGATACCGTCACCAACTACCGGGTCAGTCTCGGTAACGACAGCGAACGGGTAGTCAGAGGCGGAGCCGCCGACACGAGCGTTGCTGTACGCGGTAGCGAAGCCCACGCGGAACTTGAAGCGGAGTGCTACCATGTCACGCTCGGCGAGGTTGATTCCACCGACCGTTGCTTCGGTAAGCAGCTTGACCTGGACATCCTCACGGATACCGATGACGACCTTGGAGCTGTCGCCGACAAGCAGTGCAGCTTCGTCGCGGTCCCAACCACCGTTCTTGATGTAGTTGAGGTCCTGACCGTAGATGCTGGCAGTGCTGCCGTCGCTACGGAGAGCGTCAAGGTAGATCGGCGTTCCGTCGGCGTCGCGAAGTGCACGAAGCTGACGACGGAGGAAGCGACCGGTGAAGGCGCTGTTCACGTCGAACTCGTCGTCTTCAACAAGACCGAAAGCCTCGTTGATGTCGTCTGCGAGATCGATGCCGGTGCCCTGCACAACATAGTTCTCAGCTGCAATGGCACCGGGCACCAGAGCAGGGTCGAGCCATGTGGCAGGCTTGTTCACACCGAAGAACACAGCTGCATCGAGGATGCGGCCGAACTCCTGAGCGACGAGTGGACGAACTTCGCCCCAGATGTCAAAGTTGCTGTCAGCGAGAGTGTTCTCGTGAACAGGAACGATGACTGCCATTTCCTCGGCGATCAGTTCCTTGTTGGTCCAGCTGACCTTGGACGTAGGCTTGACGCCAGTGCCTTCGGAGCCAGAACCGTCGGTGACCCAGCCAGCGGTCGGGATAGCGGCGAGAACCGGCATCCGGGCCACACCTGCCGACATACGGACCGTGCGGAAGGCTGCAAGAGCCGCCGACGTGTGCTGATCCGGCTTGATGATCTCGTTGATGTCCTGACGAGCAAGCAGGGCCAGCGCGTCAGCACGAGTGATGTCAGCCATTGGACTGACTCCTTTCCGGCCCTAGAGCCTTATATTGAAGGTGTGTGTAGAACTACTTGATCGCTGCGCGGAGTAGGTCGTTTTGAACGGGCTTCTTGTTAGACGGAGCGCCTGCTGCGGAACCAAGAGCCTGTGATGTGGCTGTAGGGTTAGCCTTGTTCCAATCCTTGACGATGGATTCTACATCCTTGTCAGATTCGAACAGAGACTTAGTGAAAGTCCGGCTGTCGAGAGCCTTGCCCAGTGGTCCACCGGCTGCCTGGAGGAACTGCTCCAAGCGGTCATAGCGGGTCTGGAGAGTATCCACGGCCTCCTGTGTGGGACGGGCCTTGAGCTCATCCTCTAGCTTGGTCGCCTTAGCACTGGCAGCGCGTAGCTCGGTGATCTCAGACTTCTGAGTAGCGAGTGTCGCCTTCTGCGTAGCAAGGGTCTTGACCAGAGGATGGTCATTTGGAAGCTCTGTTGGCTTCTCATTGCTGGACTGCTGGTCACCTGAACCCGACGTTTCGCCGGTAGTGCCTTTCTGCTCGTCCTGCTGCTCCTGTCCCGAGGTTTCCTCGGAGCTGGTGCCTGTGGTGCTAGTCGATTCCGACTCATTGCTGGTAGCCATTTCGGCTCCCTTCCTGTCATAGTACATGGACTCACACGGATGTGCAAGCCCTAACCTCAGTCCGGCGTGTTGCCAGTGTTTATGAGGTCTTCCTCCTTGGAAGCTTCTGTTAGGGTCACGACGATACTGCCATCAGGCAATTTCTCGAACGTACCCACTGGTCGGAACTCTGCGTCACCACCTACGGCATGACCGATGCTTTCACTATCCACTTTGATCCCTTCCTTTCTACCGATGTGATAGCCAGTTTACTCCCCTTAGCTAGTAGGAGTTCCCTCTCGTTGACATATCCACTGTGCGGTCCCATGTAGAGAGCCTCATACCCCTTAGGAACGTCAATCTGCATCAGAACATCCTTCTTGAACACAGCCTTATCAGATAGGCTGGTGCTTAGGTATCCGGGTTCCTCAAACACAGTGCCCTTGAGCGCCTTGATCTCCTTCTCGCTGAAGATCTCGGGTAGCTTGAACGCATCGGCATTGACAGAACGGGTTACCGTGACAGATTCAGGCAGGCTGGTCTTCGCTAGGGCGTCATCCATGAGCTTGATACGGGCATCCGCAGCCTTGATCTCTGCAGGACTCATCACCTGACCGCGCAGTCTTCCGTTTAGGATGCGGTAATCAGACACTGAGTAGTCACTCAGCACATCAAGCTCAGCATCTGTGAACACCTTGCCCTTGTGGGTAAGCTGCACGTCCTCAGCCTCTTTGAAGACACGACCCTTTTCGGGCTTCACAACGGTAGCCCCTGGAGCCTGTGGAGCTTCGATCTTTTTGGAAGACGTGTCGGCTACCTTAGGACCTGCATTCTTGTGAGCCGGTAGCGCCTTGCTAGGTGCAGCAGGGTTGGACTTTCCTGACAGCGGGTCACGCTGCTCGGCAGTGGTCGGGCCTGCACTGGCCTTAGCCTTAGCGCTCTTGACCTTCTTGTCAGCCCACGCCGGATCCATCCACACGGAACCGTCGGGCTGGAGCGTACCCTTGTAGGCCACACGTGAGCGCAACGTGGGGATAGGCGTGCAGCGCCCATTAGGGTGATCCCGGATGTTGCCGTCAGCAATAACGAGACCATCACGGCTCCGGCAGTACTCGCACGTCCGCTTTGACTCTTCGCTGCCCCATACCATGACAAGCAGTGGGAGGTCAGCAATGCTGTCCCAGCTGTTCTTCCAATATGCGCTGACAGTTTCCGTGCGTGCCAGCCTGTTCAGCTTGTTGAATGACTGCCCTAGCCCTGTGTTCAGGATCTGTCGTGCTGTGTCGGTGGCGTTCAGTCCAGCTGCGACACCAGCCTTGATAGCGGCCTGCTGCATGTCATCGTAGACGACACCAGCTACCGGGCTGAGCTCGAGGAGCTTAGGCACTGGGAAGTCAGCTAGTGCGCCTAGGCTAGCCACCTGCCCTCCCAGCTTAGCGATCAGGAGTTTGCTGCTTACTTCAAACTCGCTGATGTAGGCTGGCATGTTGGCTTGATGCCGGGGCACTCCAACGAGCCAGCGGAGGTAGAGCTTGCGAAGCTCCCTCTCCAGCTGACCTGTCGGAATAGTAGGCATTAGAACATCTTTCCTGTGAAGAAGGAGATACCGAAACCGACTACAAGCCCTAGGACTGACCCGGTGACGACGAACAGGGCAACACAGCCTAGAACGATATGCATACCGAACCGCATACCTTCAACGTCCTGCCACTTGTCCTCGGCTAGAAGTTCCTCAACGGCCTTGACAGGCTCTTCGACCCACTCACCATTGACATCCTTGACGAACATGGTCCCGTCAATGTCGGCTCGTGCTCCCACCGGGAGAGCGTCTAGATACCACTTGTCTTGATTTGAGATACCCATCATGCTTTCGCTTTCTGTCCAGGGTTAGCGCCATAGGCAGCGACCTGTCCAGGCGTAGCAGTGAGTCCTTGTTGACCCATTGCAGTCATGTCGGTTGGCTCGCCCGGTGTGAACTGGGCAGGTGCGCCTAGGCTGTCATCCTCATAGTCATCAAGGTCCACGCCCGGTGTGACCACTTCGGCAATGTACTTTAGCGGGTAGCCTATCTGCGACAAGCTAAGTCCGTGAGCATCCAGTGACTCCTGCAGCAGGTCATCATCAGTGCTCCAGAACTCGTACTCAAACTCGGGCTTGACATCCTCGTCAGCTGCAATGGGGTTCCCCTCATCGTCGGTCTTCGCTTTAGGTGCTGCGATCTCCTTGGTCTTCTCGATGCCAAGCAGCTCAGCCAGCTCAGTGAGCATCGGCTTGATGTCATCCCGCATACGGGCTACCTTGTTGTTGAAGCGCTTGCTCAGCACCTTCAGGGCCACACCTGTGGGAGGCGTCCCCTCTCCAGGCTTGAAGTAGTGTCCTGGGATGCCCGTCGTGAGTGGCACCTTGTCAATGATGGTCTCGTGGTAGGCGATCATGTCCGTGATGGTCGGTGGGTCAAGCTGCCCGAACGGGCCTTCGCTGCTGGTCGTGAAGATACGGCCTGCTGCCCCGTCAGTGTCCTGTTCCTGCATGGCATCAGAGTCAGACTGGCTCCCAGCTGGCAGGTATGGGTTCTTCGCAGGCACCTGCACGTTCATCAAGTACCAGAAGGGGCGTGCGTACATCTCAGCAACTACCGTCAGGTCAATGATGCTGTGGTTCAGGCGATCCTGAAGTGCGCTCAGCGTGGCACCGAAGCCCTTGTCGTCAAGAGCGAACCGGAACAACGTGTTACCATGCACCTCCTCCACGAATCGGTAGCCTTCAACTGCGCGTGTTGCTGAGGTCATGTCATCAGGAACAGGCTTGCTGTACAGGCGAGTCCGGCCGTCACTGTAGGCGAACGTGACGTAGTCTTCCATCTTCTCAAGGCTGCGAGTGAACAGTGCAGCAACGGTGAACCGGCCATCACTGATTATCTCGAAGTGCTCTGGGAAGTGGGGAGTGCCAGCGGAGTCCACCACCACTGGACACTCCCCACGCATAAGAAGGGGCGGAAGCACGTTGCTGAAGCCCCTTAGCTCTTCGGGTACAGGGAGCAGGTTCTCCGCGTACATGTCAATGACAGCCTTGAAGACGTTCTCGCTAGTTGTCTGGCCGCTTAGGTCGGGGAAGGCTTCTGTGATGTAGCTTTCCCACGCCTTGCCGTGCAGCGCATAGGACATCTTCCCGTTGTAGTAAGCATTGAAGGTCGGGCTGTCCTTGAGCAGCAGCCACGCTTCCAGCTTGGTCATCGTTGTCTCCTGTGCGTCGGGCACCGGGAGTCGTGTGTGTGTTGCCATGTTATCGTCCCATCTTGAAGTAGTCAATACGGCCCATGTTTATGGCCTGTGTCATTGCGTCAACATCGTCATCGTGCTTACCGAAGGGGAAGTCCCTGAACTCCTGGAACATGCCCTCTGTAAACACTGTGTCAAGGATGGCGACATTACCTTCATCAATCACCGGCTGGATAGCCAGTGCCCTGACCTCTTTGGACCCCTGCGGGATGACTGG